CAATCATACGCAACTGGTTAACTGGTTTAATTGCCTTCTGAAGATACGAAACGACTCTACCAGAGTTACCATCCATAAGGCCTGATGGAACATACGCAATCGAATCAGAAGCAATCTTAATTCCCTGGTTAGTTCCTGCGCCCGCACTAGTTGCAAATCCCCTATCATTATAGATGAAATACTCATCTATTTTGGTTACCATCTCAATTCCCTGACTATTTGGATCAGGGTCTTTCTGTGTCTCTCTAACCTTACGAATCTTAGTAGGATCAATATTCCTTAACTGTACAAGTCCCTTCTTTGGGTCTTTACTATCGATAACTTTGTGATAATATAACCGGCCATCAATATACCACCGACGAAAAATATCGTGTCCCTTTTCATTAAAATTAAGAAGCCTCAGAACTTCACTGAATTCTGCTCTAATCCTTCTTTTAATTTTTTCTGGATAAGGTATATTGTGTAAATCTATATTAACGGGAATGTCGTTGAGGTTTGAAATAATACCCTCATTCACAATATCTTCAATCGCAGCATCACACTCAGATTGCATTGAAATATCTCTATAACGGCGAATGAGGTCAAGGTCTGATCGCTCCCGGCCATCTGTATCTAGAATAGATGCAAAGAACCCGCCGCCAGCAATTTCAATTGCGCCGTCATCAGGAGTGGGGTCCGTGAAAGTTTTTTCACGGGGCCCCTGATCCTTTAATGCTTTCTGTATTGTAAAGCCGAATAGTTGTGCCATAATATCTCCTACCGTCTATTTAGTAGGTTTAAACTATACTGCTCCAATGAGCTGTCCAGCACGGGAATTACTAGGCCCTTCAAAGTTAACGCCCGACGCAGTAAAGTGTTGATATCTCCAACTTACTTCAAACTCTTCAAGTGTGTTTTCAGTTGTAGCATCCAACGCAATTGCTGAACCAATTGTTGTTGGCCATGCATTTTTAAAGATATAAGACTTTAGAATTGTATCGTCACGATCCAACTGTTCCACAGTCAAATCAGTCTGATAATCAGCAGGAGCAACAACACCAGTATTCAGTGCGAAATCATTGATACCATTCGACCACCGTTCAATTGCATTTTTAATCATAAAGTCTGTGTCATTGTAGAATGTTGTTGTCCAAGCTTCTGGGGCAGTACGATCACCAGCCATGAAGATGCTGCGACCACGGAACTTGACTTCGATTTCACCGAGTGTACTTGCTGGCAAAGTAGATGCCTTCACAAGAAATGAAGTTCTACGAACATCAAGTCCGATTGCAATACCAGCTGGTGGAGTAATAGTTACCCGAAACTGGTTGGGACGTACACCACCGCCGATTAGATTAGCTTTGAAATCATCTATATTTGCCATGATTAACCTCCTACCTCACTAAACGCAACACCAGTACGAACGGCGACGAAGTTTAGTGTAATAAAGTTGATTGCCCTTACTGGTTTAATGTAGATGTCTCCAATAAACTCGTTTCGGTCAATGACCTCGCCAGTATTATTAGTTGAATCACAAACAACACTAAAGTCGAAAATACCTCTACGACCCTGTACATCTCGCAAGAAAGGTTCGACCATGTTACGGAACTGTGCTCGAGTAAACTCATCGTTGAATTCAAAGAGCATGTACTTAGCAGCAGTGGCGATTGCCTTCTCAAGAACAAGGAATAGTCGGCGAATGTTGATTCGGTCAAATGCACTTGGTTTTGAGAGAGCAGTTTTATCACCAAAGAGTGTAACACCCTGGCCAGGGAAGTCAACCACTGGGTTGATCCGAGCCTTGTAAAGAATATCACGATCTGCCTTCATTGGGTTATAAGCAAGTTTAATTGCACTGCGAACACTGCCGCGATTGTAACCCGCTGGTGAGTACCAAGGGTCTGCAACACCATCGGTGTAAGCGCAGAGGCCAGCAGTATCACCATTTAGTGGGACAAAACGATACACATCGTTGTACTTGTCATACATGTACTTGTATCCACTATCGAATACCATGTACGAGGACGATGGACACTTGTCAAATGCTTGCTTGACATTTTGTGTCTGAGTAATGGATGATGTAACACCAACAACCGAAGCGCGATAAGGCGATACAAAACCAACACAATCCTTACGCAACTCAACAAGGTCTGTGATCATGGTTACAAGAGTATCCTGTCCAGCTTCGGTATCTGCGACGCCAGAACTTGGGCCGCCCATAATTAGGTTAATGTCAAGATTTTCTGAATCTTCAAACTTGTCATAAGCAACTTCAAGTTCACCAGCAGTAACAGAATAATCATCCGTTCCACCCGTTAGCGTGTCCTTTACAACACCATCTATCAATGTGTAGTCCGTACCTGTTGCAATATCTGTACCCCAGTTACCGCTCGCGCCGGCCGAAATATGGTCTGTCCAGTAAATGTAATTAGAATCACGGAAGATAACATCTGGATAGTAGTTATTACCACCTTGAACTGTCTTTGCAGCTGAGTTCAGAGACATACCCGAGAAAAGTTCGATAACCGCACCTGTGCGTTGTCCTTTAACATCAACATCCTTACCAGTGATGTCGCCAGTTTTGTCATAAACCGCAACATGGAGTTCATCTTCTTCACCGCGAGCATTTGCAGTTGCCCAATCGGATGTGCCAGGTGCCTCAAGGAATAGGTCACTGAAACGCCAACGCCGACGAATTAGAGAGTTGTCAGGAATGATGGTCTTGAGTCCACCACCGGCGGGATCATCCAGCTGACGAATTGTTAGAGTCTCACTAGAAACAGCAGTAACTTCGTATTCTACGTTACCTGTTTCGACGGCATCATGACCAGCAGCAGCTGAAAACACCAGAGCAACATTGTTTGCAACCGTGATTGCTTTATCTAGAACGAGTGTTGAAATAACACTTCCACCACCACCACTCTGAGAAGTAACTGATGCAATCTTAACAACTACGTCACCGTCTGAAATACCAGCACCAAGCACACGTTGACCAGCTGCAAGAGTACCAGTTCCACCATCAGTAACAAGAGTTTTAGATGCAACTGTGATGGCTCCATTCACAAGTCCAACAATAGCACTTGCATCGTAGAACTTGATGATGTCACCGATTGCAATTTCTGCAGCGGATGCGTTTTGGTCATCAACTGTGATTTCCAAATCACCAACTGCGCCCGCGCCGTTAACTAGGTTAAGAGAACCGAGTTGCTGAGAGAATGCTTTCCCACTTGAACAGATGTCAACACCGATTGAGTTACCCCAAGTACCGGCGGATCGAGCAGCCCATTCACCATGAGAACCTTGTCCTGTGGAGAAACTGGCTTCATAATGGTCATCATCACGAATGAGGATACCACTGTTTGCACCAGCGTTTAGAATGCCTGATTCTGCACGAACCACGCGAAGCGCTTCAGCATATTGCAAGAAATTTGCAGCGGTGAACCACCACTCAAAGTTTGAACCATCTGGCTTACCGAACGTCTGTACGAGTTGTTCTTCTGAATTAATTGCAGTTACAACGCTAACTGGACCTTTTTCAAATGGTCCTGCTATAGCACCAATAGAGGTGGATACTGCTGGAATGACGTTTGTAAGATCAATTTCCTTAACGTGTACGCCGGGTGAAACTAAAAATCCCATGTCTTTACTCCTAACTTAAAGAGTTATTATTGTTATACAGATATTTATAAAAACCCTCTTTTACACAACCTAGTTTTTATAAGTGTTATATCATATAAATAGAATTATGAATGTTCATTACGAAAAATATAAGGACACTATCAAGAAGGTTTCACGAAAAAATTATCAGAAACGAGTGTTTCTTTTAAATGAATTTCTCACACAAAAATCATGTATTCACTGTGGAGAGTCAGAACATGTTTGTCTCAAATTCTACCCCCATGATACAGAGATACGCAAAATATCCAAAAGAGTTGGAACTAGTGATGATAGCCGCAAAGAAGTTTTTCACCTAATTGATCAATCTGTCATTCTGTGTTACAACTGTTATATCAAGAAACATCATGATCTTATTGAATTTATTTAGGAAATTACCAACTTCTACTAGAGTCTCTGACAATAGGTGAC